TCCCTGATAATCAGTGAGTTACAACTATTTTTACCGATACCAAATCCTTCTTACCTTTACACCCATGACCGAGCAGGAGATCAAGAAGCACATTGCCTCACGCATCAAGACGCTGAGCAACAAGCAGGGGAAGGACGACGGGTCACTCAGTGACCGCGACTGGGATATAGAGCAGGAACGAGTATCGGCAGCGATCAACGAGCTTACTCGGCTCGCCGTGGAGATCGACCGGGCTAGATAGAGGCCACGATAGCGGCTCTGGCGATATTCGCCCCCGCCTCCGTATTGACCCACGACGCCTGATTGGCTACGGTTCCCATGACGATATCGGTGAACCGATTGTCATTCATGCTAAGGCGCACCACATACCTATCGCTGAACGTGTAAGTTTGGTTCAGTTGGATCGGATTGACCAGAGTGGTGGGTGCTACTGGAGTCTGCCGAACAAGCACCTGAAAGTCCGTGACATTCTTGAGGTTCACGGTATACGTCGTACCGTCATCGAGTGTCTGGGTGAGTACGCCAGTAGCGAGTGTTACGTCCATGATGCTTGGTATGTATACCACTGAGAGAACCCGGTGGCGACTATGGTGACAGTGTAGTTCACGGAGCGAAGATACGCAAAGGTCTGAGTATCAGGTAGTTTGAACTACCTTTGCGGGTATCGCAAGTACCCGTGACATACGCATAGGGCAGGCAGACATCCTACTGAAGCTCAGTCGGGAGGGTCTGTCCATTTCCGAGGACCACAAGCGGGTCGTCCGGCGTGCTGGATTAGGCGCCGAGATCGACAAAGCAGCCCCGGTCGAAGAGAGCTTCATCGACGACCGTGGACACCTGTGGCTGTGGCCCCACCAAGCCGAGAAGGCGCGGAACAGGAAGGAGGATCCACAGATAGACGCCAAGTGCTACTGGGATAGCATTCCCAAGGACTGGAAGGATAAGTGGAAGGATAAGGATGTGTCCAAAGAGGACTGGTGCCCAGAGCGATCGGACATCCACTCCGACTCGTTCCGCAAGTTCATATCGAGCCACATCCCCCGGTTCGACTGCATCATTCCAAATCTTGAGTTCTACCTATACTGCGAGCAGGCTCGTAGGTGGTTGGACGAAGGGACAACGGTGTCCGACCAGCGAACCGCCCAAGAGCAGTGGGACTTCGTGGCTCGTGAGTTCGAGCGTATGAGCACGAACTCCCTGTACGCCATGGACAAGTACGGGTGGATCAAGGATGACCAGTTGCCTACTGGTCGCAGGAACTACACCGCATCTACTCCGCAGGCCCTGATCATTTTCTGCATGGACCGTGGCCACTCATTAGAGATCGGCAAGGGTCGTCAGGCGGCCATCACATCCACGGTGATGCTGTACGAGGTGTTCAAGATGCTGACCCATACATCGTACAAGGGGGTGCTTGTTACCGATGACGTGGAATTTACGGGGAAGAACATCTTCAATGATAAACTCAAGGCGTCCTACCAGTTCGTTGCCCGCTTCGAGCCGTGGATCAAACCCCCGAAGGTGCCCGGTTACTCGGAAAAGAAGGTCGTGTTTGACTGGAGTGAGGGAATTGGCAAGGACGAGCGCAAGGCTATTTCTGCTGAATACTCTCTAGCCGCGTCGGATGACACCCAGACCATCAACGGTACAACGCCGTCCAAGGTTGTATTTGACGAGACCCAGAACATAGCCACATATCAGGCTATCAAGATGGAGGCCCGACCAACCATGCTCTCCTCTGGAGAGGACGGGACCATCCGCGTAAAGCGCCAGATTGTAGCATACGGAACCGGGTCCAGTCACCAGCGCGGTAAGGGGTCATTCGAGAACGAGTTCAAGTCCACCATTAGGAAGTGGGATTACGGAGAGGACACGTCCAGCTTCGTTCCTTTATTCCTTGATTGGACCTGCCGCCCGAACATGACCCGCGCTCGTTATCTGGAGGAGCAGAGATACTACCTCGACCAGAAGAACGAGGAGATGACCGGCATGAGCAAGGAGGAAAGAACCTCCATGTTCCACGCCGCCATGCCGTCCACTCCGGAGGATATGTTTCTTACGGCACATAAGACCATGGTGCCGCCGCTTATCATTCGCGGTCAGCAGCAGCGGATCATCCAGTGCGTGAAGGATGGGCTGTCACCAACTCCGGGGAGGTTTGAACCCATCTACAACTACGACAAACCCACTCCAGAGCACTTCTTCTTTCCATTCGAGATAATCGGAGTTCGGTTCAAGGCCGCAAAACCAGATGAACTCAACGCTCCTGCCCGCATGTTCATGGAGCCAGAGAAGGACTGGGTGCATCGGTACTACCAAGGCACTGACCCTATCCAGTCGGTCAGCGGTACATCCAAGTTCGCATCGGTGATATGGGATAACGTCGGAGTCATTGGCGAGAAGGACGGACAGAAAATCTACCACCCCATGCCCGTGTGCATCATCAACGACCGGGCAACCCGCGTTGAGGAAAGCTATATGCAGAGCAAGTTGATGGGCATGTACTACGCCAACTACAAGCAACGCGCCTGCATGGAGGTTACCGAGCGTAACCAAGGGCAGGACTACGAGAGTTTTATCCGTGTACAGATGGGGCTCGGAGACAGCCTGTGGCTGATGCGTGCGCTTCCCAAGGAGTACCAAGGCGGCAGCCACGCCTACGGCATCGACCTCAAGCAAGGAAGGAAGGGCCGCAGCCTGTACTACGACACCGTTCGTTTGCTGGTGGATAACGCCGACAACATCTGGTACAAGGAGATATGGGATCAGGTGTCCAATATCGACGTGGATGAACGCCCTGACGGCAGCATGGACTGGGGTGTTGTGAACAAGAACGGGCAGAACGATGACTTGGTTATCGCCCTGTCCTACGCCTTCATTTCATGCCGATCAGAGAACAAGGACCCCAAGCATATCAACGTGGATTCGCCGGAGTTCGTTATCAGGGAGGTCCGCACACGAGTGGGAGAGCATAATGTGTGGACCAAACAACGAGTCCCTGTAAAATACTAGCCATGCTCGTAGACGCAAGAGAGGACATCATCCTCGAAATGATCCAGAAGAACATGGTGATCCACGCTCCTAAGAGCGGCAAGGACCTCAAGCGCGAGTACCCAGAGTACGACGACTATCCAGAGTTCACCAAGCTGGATAGTGCCGACCTGATGTTCGTGTGGGCATGGTCCAACAAAACATCCCCATTCCTCGAACTTCCCGAAGAGAAGCGCTGCGGACCATGTTGCGATTTCGCATTCAAGAACCCGCACAAGAACACCGCGCGGAAAGAAGCATGGGGCGCAGGGAGCGGCACATCACCCAAGTTCCCTGAGGAGATCAAGAACGCCATCAAGCGGATGGAGTTGTTCAACCCCGGCATGAGGGTGCAGATGGCTGCTGACAACCTCCACCTTCTGGAGCAGTGCCGAAAGGCCATTCGCCAAGACATCTCATCCGCAACCCCGGAAGAGGTTGAGGACTACCTGAAGACAGCCGCCCTTGCCCGTAAGATCCAAGTTGACATCCTCAAGGACATCGAGCGGGGCAACCTCGGGTCAGAGGAGGTAGAGAACACCATGTTGAAGAACCTAGAGGGAGCATCCGCTGCCTTCCATAAGAGCCGAGCATAATGGCCTATCAGAGCAATATAACGAACTGGCGTGGGTACTGGCAGTGGGTCAACGTCCAGACCGTCACTCGCCCCGACCGCACGTTGCCACAGTCGCAGAAGGGCGAGGCTTACGACGTGGCATGTTCTCGGTACCACTTGGGCAACCAGCAGGCCACGCAGGTCAATTCATTCCGGCTGTCATACGAAGAGAACGCCGCCTATGCAACCGGGCTCAAGTGGGGGACCGACGAGGATATCAAGTTGTTCCTCGGAGACTCTTCCGCTTCAACCAGCCGTGTATCATTCCGATTCCCCATCATCCAGCCCATGCTTACGCGGATGAGGGGCATGGCGGACAACCTATCGGTAACTCCACTGGCAATAGCATCCACTCAATTCGCCAAGACACGCAGGGAGGACGAGTTACTGCTGGCCACGCTGATGTCCCGCGCCGCTCAGGCTGGTCCTGACATGGCCGCTGCTTACGCGGAGATGGGTGTAAGCCCTGACGAGCAGTATACGGTATGGAGTAAGGGCGAATCGTATCAGGACAAATTAGTGCCAGCTATCACGGCGCTAATGACATCCATTGCGAACGAGAACGCCATCGACGACCGCAAAAAGGACATCGCGCAGAGCCTAGCATTATCTGGCCTGTCAGCCATGCACGCCTCGGTACAGGGCGCCAAACTGGTGTGGGACCTGTGTGACCCGAACGAAGTGGGATGGGATCCATCATCCATCCGTCCGGACTTCTCTGATGGAGAGTACGTGTTCGTATGTCCGCTGATGAGCGTGTCCACCATCGCTGAGAAGTGGCAGCCAAAACGTGAAGCCATCGTGCAGTTGGACAAGTGGGCCAACATAACCACCGGAAACACCATCAACTCTGGCTGGCCGCAAGCCCGCCCCCGTGTGTTCACCGTCTATTGGAAGGACTGCGACTACGTGGAGCGCGGATACGTGGAGGAGAATGGAGAGTTGGTTCTTGTGACCGTCAACCAACCAGACCCGGACTCCAAGACTGGAACCCCTAAGTACACGGACGCTGACCTGAAGACGCCTCCAGAGAACAAGTACACCGTACTGTGGAGTGACTTGGAGTGGAGTCAGAAGAAGCAGAAGCGATACGTCGAAGAGATCCGCTACTGCTCGTTCATTCCATGGGAGTACCTGCCGGGTGCGTTCACCGACAACAAGACCTACGACAAGAGGCAGGACGCTACGGCAATGAGGTCCGGCATCGTTGGTCCCAGCGGTGACCTGATCCTTGAGCGTGGAGTATACCAGCTTCAAGAAGCCGACCCAGATGATACCTACGAGCGCGGATTCCCCGTGAAGTTCTCAACATGGACTTACATCGCCGGTAACGTAGTAGCTCCGCTGACCGCAGCCATTTCCCCACAGCGGGTGATGAACCAGATTACCTCTGACCTGATGTGGAGGCTCCGGAAGTCCGGCAACAAGTCAGTCTCCATTGACACGGATGCTCTGAATGGGTCCACCATGAGCGAGGAGGCTATTCTGCTTGCGCTGAAGGAGGGAGACCCAGTGAACCTGAAAGGAGCCATTGTCGGTGGATTGCAGAACGCTGTGCGCGAGATCGACACCTCGCCCGGTAATTCCTTCTACCAGATGTTCGCCCTGCTGCCACAGATGAAAGGGGTAGCCGAGAGTTCTGTTGGTGTGTACGAGAGCAACTTCGGAGCGCCGCAAGGTCAGGACCAGTTGGTCGGCACCCTGCAACTCCAGCTTCAGCAGGCGGGCGTGATGCAGCAGCCATTCAACGCTGCTATCGCCATGCAGATCAAGCAGGTACACCAGTTCGATGCACAGGCCGGGAAGCAGCACTACGCCCGCTACCCATGGGTTCTCTCCCAAATGGTCGGTGATGACAACATGGAGGCCCTGCTATCCAGCAAGGACATGCAGAACGAGCAGTTCCGCATCGAGGTTACCATGACATCGGACATCGAACAGCGCCGGATGATCACCGATACACAGACCATCCCGATGCTGTTGCAGATGGGTATGCTCGACCCCACCACAGCCGCCAAGATCCTTGGTCGCGCAACGCCTTACGAGGCATACCGCGCAGCCGAGAAGTTCACCCGCGAGGCACAGCAGGTCGCATCGCAGCAGGCAGCGGCACAGGAGCAAGCCATGGCTCAACAAGCCGTAGCAATGGAACAGGCTGCTATCCGTGACGAGGAGGCTGATATCGCCAAGCAGGAAACCGACGCCAGCCTGAAGATGGCTCAGATCCAGCAGAAGAAGGAAGCTCCTTTTTTGCAGGCAGAATCTGAATGGTCAAAGCCCGACGCTATGATGCCACAAACAGGAGCAACTCCCTAAAAATCAAGGAGTTGCGTTTGATGAGAAAGAATTGTACGTAGATTTGCGACCATGAGTCAATCACCTGACACACAGACCTTTACGAAGGTTGACCCGTTCGACTTCGGAGCGCCTACCGCTCCGCTACCTCAGGCCCAACCAGCAACCCCAGAGCCAGTAGTTGCTCAGGTCTCTGTTGACACACCGGCACCGGTAGCCGAAGTACCTGCAACTCCAGCAGTAACCGCTGACCCAGTTGCTGACGCATTGGCAGCCATGGAGGCCGCAAGCGCAGCGCCAACCCAGTGGAGCGATGAAGCGCGAGCCCTGTTCAAGCAGGAGTTCGGCGCAGACGACCCCGGCACATTCAAGACGGAGTACAGCGCATTGCGCGAACAGTTTGAACTCATCCGCACGGAGAAGGAAACGCTGTCCGCGCTGAAGGCTGATCTCGACCGCCTCTCACCGGCCATGCTTCGCGCCATTGAACTTGGTCGCGAGGGCAAGGACCCGGTAGGATATCTACGCAGCTTGCCCGATGGAGTGTTCCACAACAAGCCAGCCGCCGAACTCACCGACCGTCAACTGATCGACACCTACGCAAAGGGTAAGATCACCGATGACCAGTGGAGCAAGCTGAACGACCCGGATACTGACTCTGAGGTCGTGGAGGTCATCAAGGAGAAGATCTCCCACTACCGCGACATCTGCGCGGACAAGCACGAGACCGAGCGCGGTCGTGTAACGTCCGAACTCCAGAGCGCACAACAAGCACAAGCACAGGCGTTCGAGCAGTTCCAGAAGGGAGTTGCCTCGACGCTTTCTCACGCGAAGAACGATCCGTTCGCCAAGGCATTCGTTGACAAAGGCCACGCCGACGAAATGTCCCAGCCCGGAAAGTTCCTATCGAGGTTTTTGGAGAGTGACGGCGTTACGCCCAAGCCCGAAGCCCTGACCATGATCCTGAAGGCAGAGCGGTTCGACCGAGCCGTGCAAGTCGCTAAGGAAAGTGCGTACAGGAAAGGCAAGGAGGACGGTGTACTGGAAGCAACCTCGAAGCAACCATCAACGCCACAGGCGCGAAGGGATGCTGCGACACCCCCACAACAACATCAACGATCCGCTGACGCAACAGTGCTCGATAGTATCGAGCGCGGCATCGGCGGCTAACCCAACACTGAGCAATGGCTCTACAAGAAAGTACTTATAACGCGGCGTTACAGAACACGCCGATGAACACCTACGATATGCGTAGCGTGGGTTCGACCTACGCCACGGATTACGCAGGCGTGAGCACCACCCTTTTGCTGGCTCCGGACATTCGTCCTGATATCATCCCAGCATTCCCCAAGCAGTTCACCGACATGGCTTTCTTCATGTCGCTGAAGAAGCGGGCAGTTCGCTCCTTGGAGTACAACTGGTTCGAGATGCCGTGGATCCACGTACCTCTGGGTGTGCGGACCAACACCGGCGCAACCGCCGCCGTAGCTGGAACGGTCGTGACCCAAAC